GGTACGTCACTGTCGGGCGCACCGTCCCGACGTAGTTCGCGACCCAGCGCGACGCACGCTCAAGTACCTTCTTGTCGTGGTCGAGAGCGGCGACCGTCATCTGAGCATCGGTCTGCATCGCGACCTGATCGGTGCGGATCTCTTCCATCCGCGCCTGGGCCGCGAAACCCTTGGCCGCAAGCTCAAGCTCGCGCTCAGTCTGAATGCGCGCCAGGTCAAGCTCATGCCGCTTGTCCTGCTTGTCTTGGAAGAAGTCAAGGAGCTTTGGCAGTCCGGACACAAGCAGGCCGCCCAAGGTTGAAATCAATGACAGCATCAGACTCTCCCCAACAAACGGACGCTAATCCAGGTAATGACTGCCGCGATTGCCGTGACAAGGATAGAAATCAGCGTGTACTGCGCGAACGTCTGAATCACTTTGATCCGCTCAATCCGCGCCTGAATCTCTGCCCGCTTGCGCGCCTCGCGTTCGCGTGCGGCCCGCGCCTGGAATTGCAGCCAGTCATCCCACATCCCTGGCCGGCCGGCGTAGATCATCTCTTCGCGTAAGCGTTCTTCTTGCTGACGCAAAGTCTCAAGGGCCATGAACTCTTCAAGTTCAGACTTGTTGCCCTTGCTGTTGCTCTTGCGTTGCAGCGCAGCCTTGGCATCAAAGTAATCAAAGACCGCTTTCCCGGCAGAGACAATCTCCCCAGAGTGGGAGATCGCCTCGCGGATGACATTAAAAGCGGCGTTTGCCGCCGCAAGTTCCACGAGCATGATCAGAGTTTCAGCACCAGGCCAAGCAGCAGAATGAACACCGCGCCGAATGAGCCGATCAGGATGTGCTCAAGGCGTTTGAGCCTGGCATTGATCCCCGCGTATCGCTCCGCGCAGACCGCTTCATGAACAGACAGTCGAGTTTCCACATCGCGCTCCACGATTCATCCTCAAGGCGCATCAGGCCACGTTACGTTCCAAGGGAAACCAGCTTGCGTAGTGATGTCTCGCAAGGCTTGCCGGTAGTCCATCCAGACTTTTGGCAACTGGATACCAAACCCGTCCATCGACGCATCAATCGCTTTGATGGTGACCCAGTCGCACTCGGCCAACTTTTGGTCTCTAGTAGCACGAACTGCCTTGGCTTGCTCCGCGTCTTTCCCCGCTTTGTAAGCGGCCTCTTGCTCGGCAGCGGTCATCGCCGGTTGGTCACCCTCGGCAGGACGGTCAGTAAAGATCGGTCCGAGAATGTGCTTGGTGTACCACTTACCGCCGATCTGCTCGACGCCTTGACGCTGGCTGAACTGGTACTGATCGCCACCGGACGCCTGCGGCCCCTCGAACACAACATCAGCGCCGAGTTCGTTGAGCAGGGCTTCCGACAGTTGGGGCAGGCTGCTGCCTTTGTGCATCGAGCGAAATTGGCTTTCGGTCACCACTTCGCCAGTCTGTCTGATTCTGATTTCCATGATGATCCTCAAGCTATAGCCAAAAACACGAAGGAGCCGCCATTGGCGTTAATCGCCGCAGGAGCGGTGCTGCTGATCTCGAACCCTGCGGAATATGTATCGACGTAATCTGTGCCGGTAACTTCCGCAGCGGTGCTGTTCAATAACAGATAGGGGTCATTGCCAGCCACGATGCCTCGTGCTGTATCCCAAACGTACCAGTCACCTGTGCTGTCGGTGCGTTTGATTAGGACGAACCTCGCTCCGCTGGTGAATCCGCAGTTAACTTGTAGCGTTGTGCCTGTGCCTGTATATGAGCCGACTTTGCTGATGCCGGGGAGGGTGGCAAAGAGGTAGGCGACATAGGTTGAGCCAGACCCATTGAACGCGGTTGATGTTGTGCCGATTTGAAAGTAGGTTGATGTTGGATTTGTATTATTCCAATGAGTTTGCCCAGTAGAAAACGCACTTGTGGAATTTAATACGCCAGACCCATCATTACCCCACGGCGCTGCATACATATACCAACCACCAGTACCTCCTGTTCTTCGCTTGACCAAAACAATTTCAGGAGGCACACCTAAATTATGATTGACAGTTAAAGGAGTAGAACCTGTGCCGGTATAGCAAACCACATCAAAGAAGCCGGGGGCGCGGCGGAAGTTCCAATAGACAGAGTTACCACCGCCAAGCCCAGATGAAATCTCAAATCCTGTGTTATCCCAATATCTAGTATATGCGGCTAACGCCTCTACTCCTGTGGATGATGTAATCAAATAAGGCATCGTGGTGTTGACGGGTGATGTATTTACTCCTGTCAATCTAGTCATTACCTTTGAGTTGTTTGGCGTTGATGCTGTTCTATATCCATGAATTTGTAAATCAAGAGGAAAATCTGTTGTTATTTTTGTATTTCCGCTTGCCGTTGTTGCAACAGGACTAAACACCTCAGTCCCACTCTCCGGCGGCTTCATCGGGCGGCGGATGGCGATGTAGATGTAGGTTCCATTAGAGTTGAAATCACCACTTGTTGCAGGTACGGTAAATCCTGTTGATGTAAGAATTAAACCATCTGTGCTTTTAATGCTCTCTGTTGCAGAAGAATTGGCTTTCAGATACACCTGACTATCGCCTGAATTTACAGCCCCCCAACCTCGCATATTATCTTGAATCCACCAATCACCTGTGCTGTTGGTTTTTTTCACAATTATCCATGCAGGTTCAAACCCCAAATTAACATTTAGAGCAACTCCATTTGTAGCAGTATAACTCCCACACGAAATCACATTGTCCGTACCCGTCAGGCCAAAGCCTCCTGCGTCGTGGGCGAATAGGTAGGCGACGTATGTTCCGCCGCTTACTGGTTTGTTTCCAAGGTAATCATCTAGTCGATTTGGTTGGAATGACGTTGAAGTCATGTAAGCCGTAAGATCGGACGTTGAAGCAGCGGCGGCTGTGTTATTCAGCGACCATGTGTAGTAGTTGGTCGTTCCATTTCCACGATGCCATACGATCCAAGACTGTGAAGCATCTGTGCGCTTAATAAAAATACAACCGGGGGCAGACCCCAATGAATGGCTAATTGCTTGATTGGTTGTGCCGTCAGATGTAAACGTCACCACATCAAAGAACTTCTCAGCCTTGCGGAAGGTCCATGAGGCGTAGGTTGCACTGGATGTATTTGTGGTTCCAGAAGTTCCAACAGTAAAACCATTGGAGTTAAACGATGTTATTAATGCGGCATTGCTGGCTTGAGCATTTGTACTATCCGAACGTAGCCAGTTAGCAAGAGATCGTGTGGAATCAAACCACACCATAGGGAATGCATCAGAACGACTTTTTATGGTTGTTAACCCGCCCTCACCAGCAAGGTCAACCCCGTTGGTGATGGTCTGGGTAGAGCCAGTGCCGGTGTAGAGCCAAGTGCTGAATACGTCCTCGATGTACATTGCTTCAGCGCCAGCATTGCCAGCGGCGGCTTGCAGGGCTTTTGCTAACGTCATGCGTAACTCCCAACGACAGCGCCGTACAAGGTCGTTGAAATCTTCCAAAACACCAGCGTATCAGCAGCAGTCAGCGTAGGTGCTGCATTACCTGCGGAGGTCACCCAAGTCATTGTGGGGTAGGTCACTGTGTAGCTTGCACCGTTTGTCAGCATCAAAACGATTGACTGCCCAGAAGCTAACGAATCAGTAAATGTTGGATTACCAGACAGGGCGCAGGTTTGGATTGAACCGTTGGCTGGGTTTAGAGCCAAAGAGCCAGAAGTGCCGAGGGCATAAACAGTCTCGGTGTACCCCGTCAGCGTCTTGTTGGTCAGGGTCTGAGTGTCAGTGTCACCAACAACATCACCGGTCGGGGCGGTCTTTCCGCTCCAGGTCGTCAGGTTCGCGCTATACGCTTGGACACTTGACCCAATGTCGCCAGTAACCAGCGTGCCAGGAAACGTCTGACCACCAACAAAGGTGATCGCGCCCGTCATCGTCCCGCCGGTCAGGGCCAGATACCCTGCCGCCGGCAAGTACGCAGCAACCCACGCGCTGCCGTTGTAGACGCGCATCTCTCCGACTGTGCTGTTCCAATACAAAGCACCAGTCAGCAACGCATTGCCGTCGTTGTCAGTTGCCGGATCGCTTGCCTTGCTGCCCAGGTAACGGTCGTCAAAGGAGTCATACGACGCGGCTGCATCGGCCGCGGATGACGCGGCAGACGACGCACTACTTGAGGCAGCAGACGCAGAACTGGCCGCATTCGACGCGCTTGTCGCCGCCGCTGCTGCCGAGGCCGCTGCGGACGTCGTGCTGCCAAAAATCGTGTCGATGTAGTTCTTGGTCGCCGCGTCCTGAGCATTCGTCGGATCACCCATCCCGGTGATCTTGTTCGTGCCCATTGCCAACGCGCCGGACATCGTGCCGCCGGACAGGTTCAGCTTGGCATTCAGGAACGAATCGGTCTGCGCCTGCGTATACGCGTCAGAGATGCCAAAGCCTGCCAGCGTCGTCGGGTTGGTGCCGGCCGTGATCCGGCCCCACTGATCGACCGTGACCGACTTGTAGGTCGATGCCGTGACGCCAGTTGTTGCCAGGTCAATCTCATCCGCGCCCACAACAATGCGCGAACTCGAGGCCGTATTCACATTGAGCGTGTTACCCGTCTTGCTCATGCCGGTACCGGCCGTGATCTGACCAGCGCCCGAGAACTGTGACCACGTCACCGCCGTCGACCCCAGCGTGCCGCCAGCAGCGACCGTGCAGATGTACCCGCTGTTGGCGTTGGTCGTCCCCTGCTCAATGAACGTGAACGCGGCCACAAGCTCAGACCATGAATCCGCATCCGTCGAGCGCGACCAAGTGCTCGCTGCACAGACGTAGATACCGTTCTGCGTTGCGTCAGACTGATTCTTGACCAGCACACGCTGGCCGGCAGTCACTGAAACGCCGTCAATCGTCTGAGTGCCAGACAGCGTAATGTTGGCCGTTGTCGCTACCAAGCACGACGCCTTGGCATCAATGCCCTGCGCGACGTTATCGACATAGGACTTGGTCGCCGCATCGCCGTCCGCGGTCGGCGTCCCCAGCCCAGTGATCTTGTTGGTGGACATCGCCAACGCGCCGGTCAACGTGCCGCCAGTCAGCGCCAGCCTGAGTGCGTCCTGAGCGTCAACGTATGCCTTGTTGGCTGCGTCGCCGCTGTTTGTCGGATTTGGAAGGTTGGTGATGGTGCCGGCACTACCGGCATTCATGTCCAGATCACCGTTGATCGTGACGTTGTTGAACGTCGAAGTGCCTGACGCTGCGGTGACGTTGCCAAGAACTCCACCCGTTGCCGTTAGAGCACCAGTCAGGGCAAGCGTTGAGCTAAAGGTGACAGCACCAGTT